CTGAATGCAAACACACAAACAAATCAAGTCGAAAATAAAAGACGGGAAATTACCTCCCGTCGTTGTAGGAAAAAAGGGCTCAACGAGCGTTGAGCCCGCCCATGACGACTCGCAGAAGTCAACGCTGACTTTCGGCAAGTATGATCATGAGGTCAAGTTCACGGAGATCGTACCCAAGATCAGTATCGTGAGCACCAAGGGTGACGCCCCTGAAATGGGCGTCCTCTGTGGAGCGATACTGGGCGACGTCCCACTGTCGGTTGTCAGAAATGACGCCGGCGCAACCACCCATGCCATGAAGAAGAGGTGCGACAACCTACCCCGCCCCTTCGACATGACATCCTTCAAGAGGGGACATAGCCTCTTGATGGAAAAAATCAACAAGCGTGAAGTGCTACGCTTGGATCAAGCCCGGATGGGAGAGTATTTCGCCAAGCTCTCCCCCGAAAAGGTTGCGCGGCTTACCGGTGCCCTCGGTAAAGACGAACAGTGGTTCGACGGCGAAAACAAACACGTCTTCGCAAAGAATGAAGCTCTCTTAAAAGAGCCAGGATCAGCGCCCCGCGTTGTATATCAGGGAACTGATATGTACAACGCACTAACGGGGTGCGTGGTTGACGAGTTGGCAGCTCGGATGACCGCGGAGCTCAGCCTCCGCAACCCTCTTAATACCGGTAACAAGGTCTTGTTCGCCCCCGGTATGTCAAAGGAGGAGTTGTGGAGTGCCGTGCACCAGGCACCTGGTGAAGTCGTTGAGAGCGACATGAAGAACAACGACGGGACCCAGCCGTCAGAATGTCGCAAGTATGAGGCGATGTTCTACAAGAAGTTGGGCGCACCTATATGGTTCGTAAAGGAGTTCGCCAAGAACACCTCAGTAAAAGTTTGGACGAGGTTCGGCATTTCTGCCGAATTGCACGGTCAACGATGGTCGGGCGAGAGCACGACCACCACCGGCAACTCGTATGTCAGCATGTGTATCATGCTGGCAGCCCTTGAACACGCTGAGGTGACGGAGTCCCTTAACGTCCACGGAGGTGACGACTACCTAGGAGTAGTCCAGAACCCGGCTAAGGCCGAGGTCGTCAGAGCCAACATCGGCAAAGTTGCCGGTGATGTAGGCATGACGGCCGAGGTCCAGCCAAAGAAGGACCGACGTCACGCGACGTTCTACCGAACTCGCGCCGTCCCTAGCGTCGCCGGTGTAAAGCCGGTGCCCCAATTTGGCCGCGTACTGGCCAAAATCAACGTTCGTCCGAATCTGAATTCGAACGTTGGTGACCGCGAGTATATGGCTGGCAAATATTTGTCGGCCGCGTATGAGCACCGGTACGTACCCGTCGTGAAGGACCTCCTTCAAAAAACCGCTCAGCAGCTGAGCGACAAGCCAGTCCTGGACCGCGATCAAACTAGGCGGACCGGGCTGACTGTCGAGCAGATCGAGCTGAAGCTAAAGGCTGTCCAGCCTTTGCCGGTCGAACACATGACCGACTTCCTACTCGGCGTTTACGACGTCACCCTGGATGAACTTGTTCAAGAGTACAAGTTCATGTGTGACTCAGTGATCGACTACTGCCAAGGATGGGCGGTAGTCGAACACAACCCGAAGAATCTTAAGGGGAACAAACTTAAGAGGAAGCCTGGTTATGTGGCTCCCCTTCACCGGGGACCGACCGTGGACAAGCTGATAGCTCTCGATTGCTAAGGAAAGAGGTCCTCACTTCCCGTCTCTAATCGTCGCTGCGAGTGAACTGGGTGATTACTGCAACAAG